GGGCTACATGGATGGTTTCATACTGATACAAGTTTGGCTGACGAACTTCTACCTCAACATATCCTACTTCTTTCCCTGATCGATGAACGACTAAATCAACTGCATATTTATCGGGATGGGGCGTAGCTTGTAGACCCCACTTCATCTCAATCCACCTAGTTACTGCTTCTCTTGCAGGTGGATCGCAGATGTCGTGTAGTTCTTGATTAAATTGCTTGTATTTCATTATTAGCAAAAGAATTACGGTAAGTTCTCCATTTTTCTTGATACCAAGGACTTTCACTTGGAGGTTCAAACCCAAACTTCTTTAGGGTGTCAATTACATTGGTCTTTGCTGCTGGTATATATGGGTGGTTTATGTCTAAAATTCTTGATTGCATAAATACTCCTTTGGTGGTTCTAATGTGTATCCAAACGCATACAGAAAAGGGTTATATTTTTGTATAACTTTGCGTTTAGTTCTAAGTTGCTTGGCCTCGTTAAAAGGTGCTGGAAGCGATGTCCAAACATTACAAATAACTTGAAAAGGCCCGTCTTTCATTACATTCTCCGAATAATGTCCCACTTCGTTGTGCAAAGGACTTCAACAGGAATATCAGAAGAAGTATTGGCGTTACCGATCCTGCGTTTGCCATAGATGATCATAGGCTGCATACCACCGGCTAAACACTCCTGACTAGCTTGGATTGTTTCTTGACGGCTTAAAGCCTGAACTGCTGGATCAATAAACAAAGTCTGTGGCGCAGCATCAGTTGTATACCGAACTCCACCAGGGCCTCCACAAGCTGCTAAAAATGCTGATAAACCTAAAATTGCTGTTTTCATTAAAAATGCCCCCATCTTAAATAAAGCGTTGTAAAAACAATTAGCGTAATAACTAATCCTGTAATGCCACCTAAAATTAGCTCTTTCATAAATAATCTCTCACTTCATGCTCGGCAAGACTTTCCATATAGTCAAAGCTCATCATATAAAGTTTAAGACCTAGTTTAGCCCAATCTTTTTGATCAACATAATCACGAATAATCTCCTGATCTTCAGGGTTGGCTTGTTGAATTGCTTCGCCCATGCGAAAAACATCGCTGGCATCGTAGCCTGGTGTTGACATTAGATCGTCAACTTCTTTTTGGAACGCTTCTAATTCGCTAACATCATCTTTCATTTGTTTTTCCCCGTTATCACTCTGTATTGAGTAGGTCTAATATAATTAAGATTTCTTAACTATGCAAGTAGGGATTACCCTAAGTGCATATTTACAACAATAAGGTAGGGGTAGGTAATTTGAAGGATTCGAGGGTTTACCTGATAAACCTCAAAATGGTTGGTCGGGGGTGTGACCATTACCTACCCCTATAGTTTGGATTTTATACGATAAAAATGCAACAGGTGGCAAAAACATTCCCAGCCCATTGTCAGATTTTCTTGGGTAATCTCAAATAACCGAGCTTCCTCACTATTTACATAGATCACGCCACAACTAGCATCTGGCATACCCAGACCTTCTCGATACGCTGCAAGTTGCATGAAATGTTCAAAAAATGGGGCTACATCGTCTAAGTCTTTTTCAGTCGTTTTAAAGTCTATAACAGCGCCTGGAAAGTTTATTAGATCGTCTGATCGGCTATATAAATCAACTTTACCCCCATAACCAAATTTCACATTAGCAAAAGCCTTCTCAGAAATCCATTTCTTAGCCCCAAAATGAGCCGTTAAAGCGTTTTCTGCTGATCGGCAATAGGTAGGTACACTCTCTAATAAAACGCCCTCAAAGAACGATTCTAAGATGCCGTGCATATGAGTACCACGGTTCATGGCTTCTTTACCTTGAGCCTTAGAATCGGTCATTACCCGATCACAGTAAGATTCGTCAGATTCTCCCTCACCTCTAGGTAAAGTCAAAGCAGCTAATAAGACCTGTTGTTGTTTCCAAATGTCTAAGCCTGGCTTGGCAGCGCAATTAATAACTGTCGTAACACTTGGCAATAAATTAAGTTTCTTGGCATCTCGCAAGGTTGTGTTTCTTAGCCCTGTCTTGCCTTCTATTTGGTAAGCTGGTTCTCCAGCCGTTGTATACCAATGGCCTGATTCTGCTACTATTTTCATAACGCCCCCGTTAGTTTACTAATTTTAGGATTTCTTCCCTATTGAGTGGATCATCCACCATATCTGCACAAACATGGACAATCCCTTTAATGACACTAGCTAAATCTTCTGGTGCGAAACTGATCATGGGTACAAGCTCATCGTAGCCCCGTTCCTGATAAGTCTTTTCAGTATATTTAACTTCGATAATGTCTTTAATTTGATTGTCCATAGTTTTTAGAACGGAACTTCGTCATCCTCAATTACATTAACAGGCTTGGAATTTTGCATTTCTGCACTTTTTTTAATTAAATCTTGTACCCAAGGCCAAAGTTCTGAAAATTCCTTTTGGTTATATTTGTTTAAATCAAACATAACGCAAGGGTTTACCCCTACTGGAAATTCTTTGAGCTGACTAGGTATCTGACTAAGTCCCGAGATATTAGGGTAGGTTTTGCCTTTATATTCGTTATGAATAACATTGACCATAGCCCATTTATCTAACAGTTTTGCCAGATCAAACGACTTGAGTTCTTCAGCAGTCAGTTTCTTGCCCCGCCAAGCCTCTAAATCGCCCCGTAGAGTGCCTTTTTCATGAAGACTTAGGGTATATCGCTTGTTAACAACTAATGGCTTGCCATCAATTAATAATGGCCCATTAGAATCTTCCCCATGTAGCTCAAAAGTAACCATGATCTTATGCTGTTGTTTAGCAACGCCTTCCCACTCCGTAGTCTGAGTGCCTAGATCAATGATTGAAAACAATCGACCAAGATAGTTACCAGCATCGGGTTTCCTAAACTCTTTATTTTCCATAATATTCTCGCTGATAATCATGCTCTGCCCTCTGTTAATAAGTTTCTAACCACATCACGACAATATGCAGTCGCAGCAGGTAATTCTGAATCGCTGATCTGCAATCTGGCAACATCAGCAAAATCAGGGTTAAATACCTTTATAGCTCTAGCCATTAAATCGTTTCTATGGTTTGCTGTTGTTCGTTTTTCATTAACCTGACGAATAAAAGCATGAGCAATATTAGGCAAATCGTTAAAGCGTTGATGTACTAAATTAGAATAAATGCTTTTAATGTAATCTTGATTGTATCCATCCAAGATCATGCAAGTAGCTGCGGTTCTAACTGGTGCTGAAGAAAGTACAGCCATAGTTTTGCCACAATATTCTAATAAATTTTCATGCACTTCACCAACGCCAGTATTGTAGATTTCAAGGGCTTGATCTGCGCTGGTTAAAGTATCACCACCAAATACAAGCCTAGCCAATACTCTTGAAACTTCTGCGGTCTTTTGATTTATGCCTGTTAAATCAGATAGAGTGCGTTTAACACCATTATCTAAAACTTTGTAAGCATCGTCAGGTACGCCTGTAAATACAAACATTTGAATAGGTATGCCACTATGAACAATGGCTTCTAAGCGGTGCTGTCCATCAAGCAACTTGCCTGATTTTGAAAATGCAATACCTTGATGGGTACTGATCCATTCGCCCCGTTTAATCATGGCACTAATAGCGCCAATCCACCAACCACGCTTATTGCGATTACCTATATTTAAAGATAACCATTTTTTTGCTTGATCAGGCGTTATTGTAATAAGTTCTGCTTTCATTATTTTCCCCCTTTTGGTTTTCCACAAGCTGCACGAATCACAGCTATATCTTCAGGTGTTGCATAATCATGCTCAATGTTCTCAAGCGCTTCTTCTAATCTTTTTTCAAACTCATTCATTACTTCTGCCATTTCATCCATGTTGCTCTCCTGTTATCACCGAGTATTCGGTAAAACCATAGTAAAGTAAAATTAACTACTTTGCAAGAGCTATTGCAAAATAACCACATACAAGTTAAGATAGCTATTATGAAGCTCAAAATCACCGACTCTAACTTAATTGATCTGCTTGGGGGAACTAACCAGGTATCTAGAATGGTTGGTACTAGCCCTGCGGCAGTAGCCCAATGGAAAAACAACGGTATTCCAGCAGGACAACTGGTCGTGTTGGGTGCTAGATTAGAGAAAGTTAGCGCTGGTCTAGTTACTCGCCAAGACTTATTTCCGACTACTTGGCATCTTATTTGGCCTGAACTATTGCCTAAACCAAATTTGTGTTTATAATTGTTGATGTCAGGGTTGGCGCTTTGACAGGCTCTATTCACATGGGCTGGTATGACAATTTTAGTATTAATGTCACCGCCAACCCCATCAGCCCAGTTGAATGGAGCTTGACTTAGCCCGCACTCAGTCGTGTTGCTGCGGTAAAAGCTGTAGACCTCCAGAAGCAAATGACAGACCTATGCAGATTGATGTGTGTAGATTCTGAACCGCCCTGATACCGTAAGGTAAGGGAAACGGGGTAGCCTTGGTAATGACAGACCTGGACAAGCAAAAGTACCCTTCATCAATTTATGACCTGATTCCGAAACATCCGAACTCGTATAATTCACCTATCTTCGGATAGGGAAATTACGCCCAGAAATCCTCACAAACCGATTCGTATACGGGGAAAAACAACACCTAGGGTAAACACCTA